ACATAACAAATTCGTCTTTGGGAGCGGCAAAAATGTCGAAGAAGTCAACGCCATATCTGGTGTGGAACCAGGACAAGGCACTTCGGGGACGAGGCAAGTAATTGAACTTTGAATGCAAATATTGTTGAAGTTTAGATATCTTAAATAGGAAATCTTCTTCATCAACGAATTCTTCAATATATTGATCTATAATGTCTGCGGATGCAGCATCAACGGAAAGATCTCTTGGTTCAAAAAGACCAGCTTGTGCTTTATAACCAAGTTTTTCAACTGTGGCTTGGAGCTCAACTTTGTATTGTTCAAAACGCTGCTTTTTAAGGGCAATTTTTGAGGCAACGATTTCAACAACTTGATCGAAAGAATAAACGTGGCCAGTAGGGGCGCCAGTTTCGCAGGAGCGATATTCCATTTCATGATATTCGGAATGTTCTGGATGGAAAGAAGTGATTCCAAGAGGACCAGTGGGTAGTTTTGAATGATCAAAACGACGAGCCCATAGGTCTCCTCTATCATCAGCACGACAAAATTGGGGTTTGGGAACAACTAAGAATGTATGATCAATTCTTCTTCGTAACGCTTCATCTTCAATGATAGCATCGGAGTGAATTCTTCGCATATTTGATGTGAGCAATACTGCTGCACATCCAAAACGAACGTTTCCTTTCTTTTCAATTGAGGCCATATGCATGGCATACTCAAAAGTAGAACACATGCGCAAGAATTTCATAGATTCGCAGTCGGGTTGACCTGCGACCTCACGAGCTTGCCAAATATCGTCTATGATAGTTATAACCTTTCGGTTTGAGTAACCATCATCATAAACATTCTCGGCAACGCAATTGAATACGTAAGCTTGTGGATTTTTCCTTGCATCTTCGCGTATATCATCGGGAACAATTCTATCAAGTAGAGCACGGGAAAAGTGATCTAAACTATTGGTTTTGCCGGATCCAGGGGGACCTTGGAAAAGAACGGCAACAGGCTCAACGCGTGACCCTTCATCTGAAAGATTTAGACCATCGAGAGTCTTCTTCAGGGAGGCGAGATAGAAGAGCGTAGAATTGAGAGCGGAAACGAGTGCAGGAGACTCAGTTCGGGGGAGTTTTGAAATGAGGGTGGTACATTCCAACCACATAGTGTGAACATAGTGGGCGTTTTCTGTATTGAAGAAAAACTTATTGAAGTGAATATCATCTTGGAGCTTCACAGCTCTTTTAACAAAGTCGTTAATATCTGATCTATCTGTTTCAAGGAAAACTAGGGAAGATAGTCCAAGAACATCACGTCGAACATAATTCACAATTGATTCAACAATTGAAATAATTCCAACAACGCAAGATTCTAATGAATCAGAATTTCTTTTGAAAGAAAAGAGCTGTTCAATGACAACTTTGGTCCATGGTTTGTTGCCACCACTGCCAGAGAGGATAGCAATAAGTATGGTGGTTAGACCAGAAATGATTGTGGATAACGTATTAGAAGACATCTGTGGGGTGACAGTAGTGAATTCTTTAACGTATTCGGTGAGAGAGGCGAACATACCAAAAACATCAAAATCAAGGGGAAGAGTTGATGTGATGATTCCAGCAGCAAAACTGCTCAAAAGAAAGCCAAGCGACACATTCGACGGTGAATGGTGATGGTAGAGAGCAGATGCAATGATTGTAACCATAATAGTCAAATTTTTGAGGACATGAGGATCGAGGGACAGCACATGTGACGTGTTCAAGATTGAAGTTCCGGCAATGGAACTATTAACTAATAAATCTTTAATCTGGGAGATGGATTGTAGGATTTCGGGATCTAGTTTATGATTGACACTAACACCTTCTTTAAGGAGGGTGTTTATGTCATCCATTTGAACATGAATATCAATTGGAATTTTGGGGATAAAAGATCCAAACATCTGGGGTAGATACTTGAAATCTCTTTCGGCGGTTCTAAGTTTGGTGAGTTCTTTCGCTTTCTTTGCAGCTGAATGATTGGCAAGTCGTGAGCATGAGATTGACTTGTTATCATCGACACGGGCTATAGAAGCACGTTGCACGTGTCGCTGAACTATTTTGGGAATGAATTCACTTGATTGTGGGAGAAATTGCGGTGGCGAAATAGCGTTTGGAAGACGCTCAACAAACGATAGAGATATAATATCTCTCATCGAAATTGGGGTGTAGAGTCGATCTAATGGAAAAACATAAGAGTTAGTCCAAATAACCATTTCATCCATGACAGATTCAACATTCATATAGTAATTCATGAAAGCGAAACTGTAAATATCAGAAGATGTCATAAGGGAGATGGCACCAGAATGGATAGAAGCAATTTCAAAGACATATTCAACACCGTCAAAGAAAGGACGGGTGAAAACGCATTTGGGAACGAAGTAAGCTGATTG